CCTTTTTTACCTGTGGCGGTTTGTGTACCCCAAAGTCCGTTGTTTTCTTTGTCTATAAAATAGGCATCAAACTGACTTTGTCTGTCGGTGAAACTTGCATACACTCTATGTAAAGAGAGTGCGCCCTCACGATATTCAAACGTAAACCCGTAAATTCCATCACGTCCAACGGTCTTACTTCCGTATGGTGTGGTTGACATTACTGCATCTTCGCCACCTTCCTCAATCCCTACAAAGGTTTTTATTGGATAAGCACGATTCTCTTGATTATCGTTTTTTAATAATGCGCTTAAAGTCGTCATTATAGACGCTTCTTGCGTTGGTGTTATGATTGTTCCCTTTTTTACATAAAGTAACCCGAAAATGTTTTTCATTTCGAGCGGGCAACCAATTAAACCTGTATTTTTTATGCTTTTATTGCATGTTATTAAATTCATTGTTTTTAATTTTTAATTGTTTTTAAATTGTTTGTAAGACTAAAATAGCTTTTGTTGAAAAGAAAGAATGATTATCTAAGGTATAGATAACATCTATATACTGAATGTCGCCTATGATTTCAGGCAAAGCAAAGTTTTGAATCATTGAAGAATTAACCTCAGCAAAGTTTACTAGGTTTTCTGCTTGATGATAAACAATATCACCATTCATATTGACTTCGACTAAATTAATGACATTTTGATTTACCCCTAATATTTCAGCGTAACTATTCATGTTTATTGGCATATAGCCACCGCATGAAGTATTTACGCTAATATCTAGTGTAATATTGAAGCCATAAGATACAAATCTACCGCCTTCTATCACAATAGGAATGTTAACAAAAGTGCCATCAGAACCGCTAATGATTAACTGACTTGTGGCAGTTTTACCTAATCGGTCAAAATCTATTGTATAAGCTGTGTTAGGTCTAGCATCTATAAAAATAGTAGCATCTTCGCAAATGATTGAATATGTTGTTAAAGGGTCGCCCTGCGCTGTGAATGATATTGTTGCAGTCGCACCAACAGAACTACCCGACATTTCAACGGAATTAATGCAAGCGTATTGTGATAGTGTGTAAAGTTGAACACATGGATTTGTTGAACACATTTTGCGCGCCAATTTCAATTCAGGTAGTTCAATTACAATTCCATCTAACACATCAGGTAAAACATATCCATCGCTCTCGCTTTTGTCACTCAAATGGTTTAAATCCCTTTTAGGAAATGAAACTAAATCTAAATAACCGCTAAAGTAATTTCCGTCAATCATTACCTGTTTCAACTCCATGAATATCGGATTCAATATGTTAGGGTAGTTTCCACCAACATACTTATTCTTTATCAATTCAGTTGATTCAGTTTTTGTAAGGATTAACAAATCACCTTTGAACTTACCATTTTCCCACACATAGTTTTCATCATTTGGCTTTATCAAACATACTAAAGGATATTTAATGAGTTTTTTATCAGGATTTTTATCATCCCCTATCAAATCATTTTTAATGTCATTCCATGTGCCATATTTGAAGCTCACTTGATTAATTGATAAATCGGTATCACTAGCAAGGTTTGCACTTACTTCTGATACGATTGATTCAAAAACCAAAGGAACTAATACGGCTTCATGTTTGTATGTTCTTGCCATTATATGCAAAATATGTTTCGTTTACGAAATAGGTCCATGTTCACATCTGTAAGTCCAATGAAATCAGGGTATAATGTAGCGTTTACAATTAGAAAATCGTATAAAATGCAATTTAATTCTACCATGTCATTCCATGCACTCACTACTTTTTGCCTCGAACTTGTTTGAACGCTGTTGTTAATCTTAGACTTTTGACCGCCTACACCTGTTGTTTGAGTTTCTCTTGCTTCCAATAGTTCACAATACACATAATTAGCAATAGGATTAAAGCCAATTGTGTTGAACCCTTGCCATTTGTTTAAGTTTCCATTTGAATCAGTAAATTCTTTTCCATTCAATAAATCAAACCAAATACCACTTGTCGGCGGTGATACTACTAACATATTACTAATGAAATCTTTAGCCATTTTGTAGCCTAAAATATCAGTTAAATATTTGCTTTCGTACTTGTCAATAAAGAGTACCAACTCCGCTCCTTCAGATAATGAGGGAGCGGTATTTGGTAGATTAATTGAACCAACGAAGTATGTATAATCGGTGAAATTCATTGTTTATTTTTTTAGTTTTGCCCAACCTTGTTTTATTAGTCGTTGTCCGTCTTCTGCATTTATGGTGTATTCTTCATCTTTGGCAAGGTGTGACTTTGCCACACCTAAACCAATGATTATAATTTCACCTTGCAAAATAGGTTCTACTATTTCCTCTTGTTGAGCCTTATCAGTTGTCTTTGCCATACTATTAAGGTTTTTCTAACGCTGCTAACGCTGCGGTAATTCCTGAACAATAGATTAACTTAGGTTTGTCATTTTCCTTAACATAATGCGCTGCTCTCATTTCACCTAAAATCGTTACTTGATTCTTGGTAAAGTTATTACCATCTAACCCAATTGTAACATTGAAGTCTTCGCGCATTGCCAAACGACAAACATTAGCATCAATAACATAACAAGTATTCACTGTTACGCCTGTATTTTCTACAATTTGCATACCCATGAAACTCATATTTTCACCCAACCACCATGGATATGTTGTTGCTCCTGTTGTATCTTTTCTCAACGAACGGAATTTAGCAACATCCGTAGGGTGCATTAAAATGTGTGTTGCCATACCATTCGCCGCCGCAACTTGCGCCGCCATAATGTTCCACAAATCTGACTCACTTGCATTATCAACTAACGCTGCAAACCCTGTATTTGCGTATGCTGTTGCATAAGCTGAAATACCCTTTAAATTTGGTGAAGTGCCATTACCTGTTAAGATATTAGCATCTAAAACCAATTCTACATTTTGACGTAATTCATCATTGATTAAAGCACTCATTTGCTTATAATCTGCCAATGCTTGTTTTGAAATAGTTACATAACCTGCAATTACTTCAATCGGCATTTTACGAGGTGTTAAATCAAAATCAATTTTTGGTTTTGCTGCACTTTCTGCTACTGTTGCTACTGCCCCATCTGCATTCGCTTGATCCATCCATTCAACATAAGCGTTATCAACACCACTTACACGAATAATGTCACGTAAAAAAGGTCTACGTCTAACAAAACGACCTACTTCATTATCGAATGAAGATAAAAAACCAGTTGCAGCGGTGATGTTTGACAATGACATATCTGCACTTGCTTTAGATGTTACACCTAAATTAATTGCAAATCGTGAGCCTGTACCTTCTGCAATTGCTTTAAAAGCATCTTTGTTTTGCTCGTATGCTTTTTTAAATTGGGTATTGGCATCTTCTTTTTCACCAACTCCGTTAAACTTTTGCATAGCTAATCCTTGCTCTTTTGCAATGTTGGTTAATTCATCAATTTTCGTTTGCAATTCCTTGCTTACATTATCGTTTGATGTTTTCAATTCGTTCATCTTTTCTGTGAACTTTGTTTCTGTGATTAATCCGCTTGTTTTTTCTTGGATTAATGTTTCTGCATCGGACTTAATTCTAGTCACTAACGCTTCCTCTTGGGTTGTAAATTCCATTTTTTTTAATTTAATTTATTGTTTAAAAATATTAACCTGTGCCAACTTAGCAAGGTCGATTGTTTGAGTGTTTTCCAACGGCTCTATTTTAGTAGAAGTGTCAATGACGGCTTCTATTGTTTCTTTTACTTCGCTTGTTTGTAAGGTGGGTGTAATTGTATTTGAACCTCTTAAAACTGCACTCCCTTCGATAACTTTGGCTTCTAATATCGCCCAAAAGTTACCAGCTTGCATGGCATCATCTTTGTTCGCTACTTCATCAATGTACTTATCAAAGTTTTCTTTTTCTTCACTCCAATATTTGTCGGTACTATTCACACAAAATGCCATTTTCACATATTGCATCCCTACGCTATGATTTTTAACCTTTCCTGTTAAATACATATCAAACATCAACTCATTGTACTTTGACTTAGCTATTAATGAATCAAATACCAACGCTTGCGTGCTACCTTCATAGTCATAACCTAAAGATTTCCATGTTAATGTTTTTGCTGTTGGTGTAACTTCATCACTTATGATATTAGCAAATGATTGCTTGTGTTCCTGCAATAAATAAATTCCTTTATTTTCAGAAAGTGATTTTTTCCATAAGCCTTTCATGTGAACGTCACCATGAGAATCTAACAAGTTAGTAGTATTGATTACACTTTTTACTTGTAAAATATTTGTATCTGGATTGATTTTAGAACCAATACTTTTAATTTCTTCATCTTTAACCGCATCATGTGGTAAAGTGAAACTAAACGCATCCGCTTGCTTAAACATAGCTTTTTTCAATGAATATAGCTTCGTTTTATCGTGCTTTAATTCAGTTGAAATAAATCTATCTAATTGGTCTATATCTTCAAATTTTGCTATCATTTCTTTACAATTTTGTTGCCTTTAACAATTTTTTCTTTCGCTTTCTTAATCGCTTCAATTTCCGCTTTGGTTAATTGTTTTTCTTTCATTTTACTAAATATTTTAAAATAGGTAAAACAATATTTGCAACGTGCTTTTCATTGATAAATGATTCAGTCAATTCGAATTGATGAAAGTCGATTTCGTTTTCAATGTTGTCAATTGTTTTGCCATTTTCTGTGTCCTCATCCAACTTGATTACATAAGGCTCGATTATTGCCAAATTCTCGATAATAGCAAACCAAATGCACGTTGTTACTCCTGCAAGTATTGATAAGCTGTTATTCAATTCAATTAAATCTTTGTTACTAATCTTCATTTACTACTATGTTTAAAAGTTCCCAATCACTAGCAAGTAAACCATATTGAGGATTAACCCCTAGAATATACTTTACTCCGTTAATCTTAATCAATCTATGACGTTCCCAAATGTTTACACCTGTTGAAGTATCTACACTTGTGGCAAGTCCAATGTATTGAGGTATTGTCATTCTATGTGTAAACTTTGAATCCTTAATAGGTGTTATGTCAATTGTGCCAAAGTTTATAATATCAATTTGTCCACTCGGTTCACCATTATTATTTTCAGCTGTGCCATAAAAACCACTAACACTAATTTCACCCGTCAATAAGTCCTCTCTATACTCCGTTAGGACCATGTGAGGAACGGCCATCTTAGTTTCAGGCGGTGAAATAATCACACTTTGATTTGCTTTAAATATTATAAATTGTTCGTTCATAGTTTATGTAATTAATCCGTAATTTTGAAGGGCTGTGAACACATTTTGTAACATAGTTTGTTCGTTGCTTGTATATGTTGCGCCTGCTGTTAATACTCCGCCTGTTTGCCTAACAACTGGAGTTGCATTAAACCATGCCATTTTCTTATCTGCTGTGATTCGGTACATATCAGTAGTATCTAACATGGTAATTTTCAAAGCATTCAATGAGCTTGAAGCACTTGCACACTCTACATGAAGCCTCGCACCTATTGAAGTTGCTGTTGGTAATCCTACACCACAATTTTCAGGAAATAGAATGTCTTTATTCGTCTTTCCCCAAATCAAAGGCTTAGTGAAGCTATTATTTACATAAAACTTTAATTCCTTGCCTGAATCTGTAAAGAATTGAAAGAATGTTGCTGTAGTTGCAAATTGTGCTATTCTACTTCCATTATGCCAAAAGTCTAAGAAACCGCCCTTAGTTGCACCGCCTGCAACGAATCCACAATAACTAGCATAAGTATTTGATTTATCACCTGCATAAATATTTGTTGCACTTGTAATCGAATCGGTTGTGATTATTTTTCTACTATAAAAATCATAACTACCAATGTTTACATTTGCAGTCGCACCTGTATAAGGCACACCACCGCTAACAACTAAATCCCCACTACCTAATATTGTAGTTCCGTTAATTGTCTTTATATTCGTTCCACTTACTAATAATGGTTGATACAAAGTCAATTTTTCATCAACATAATTTTCACTAGCCAAATAACCTGAATTATTAGGATAACGATAAGTGTATGACTTATCCTGAGGGTATAATATTGTATGCTGTTTAGTTGGTAGCGTTGCCATTGTCATTTTGATTTTGATTTTGGTTAACACTAGCGGGGTTTTCAATCCCTGTATTTGATAGCCTGAATGTTGCAATCAATTCAGGTGGTAATTCATGAAAGTATTTATCTTTCCACTGCTCATTCGGTTCTTTGTTTAAGATGGCGCAAACTTCACCATAAGTGTACAATCCATTTTGCAAACCTAATGACAAACTAACTACATCTCTTGCTCTTGTTTCGCTTTCTTCCTTATTATCAGCTTGCAAAGCTCCTATCTCTGAATAATCATACCAATACAAAATATTATCTTCACCAATTAAGTTCTCGCTTAATACTTGCATGATATGGTCTGCATAAGGCATTACACACTCATTATATAATTGTGCATTAGCTTCTTTTAATTCAGATACATTTGTATTCCCTGTTTGTCCTAATAATCTCGAAGGATAGCGATAGATTTCAGATAATGAATTTATATCGTCTTCGCTTAATTCTTTGAATAGCATATCACCAATAGGGTAACCCATTTGTTTATAATCTACTGCTGTGTTTGCTACCCAAACTTTACTTTGTCCTTCTTTAAACCCGTAACCATCCGTAAACTCATTTTGCAATCTTAATTGTTCATCCTTCTTAATGCCAATTGAATGTATATTATCATCACCACCCAATGAGATTAAACCCATAGGGCTATTCATCATCTTACCTCTAGCCTTTAGATTAATCGTTAAATTAAAGATAGTATCTTCATAACTCCTTAATCTTGATTCAGGAATTACCATTGACGTATTGTAATAGTTCTTATCAGGAATTATAAAAATATCTTCTTTGTTTAATAGTTTGCCGTCAAAATAAATTGAATCAATTAAATCAACTACATCGTTTGAAAATAAGGCATTGTACAAGCTGTTAGTTTTCCATGTAATTTGCAATTTTTCAAATGGTAACGCCCACAAATTTGCAATTTCATTGAATCCTAATGGAATAACTTTAAGTATTACACAATAACCATAATTCATAGCGGTCATTACGATTTGAGTAATAAATTGGTCTTGTGTTTGTGAGTAGTTTGGACGTTTTAATAATTGTAAATAGTCCTCATATCCTTTGGCGTCTTCGTATGTTCTCGAATCAACTACCTTTAGCATTCCTTTACAAATAGCATCACTAATTTTTGAAGGAATATAAACAATTGGAGGGCATTCTCTTAATGCTTTAGTAATCTTTGAATTATCACTAAAATTAAAGAAATTTATTAAATTGTCTCCATAGACAAAAGTATTAACATTGTTAATCTGTGGGAGTGGCATAGATACGGCTGTTGTTGACTTAAAAACGTCAATTGCCTTGCCTATTTTCGTGAATACGTTAGCCAAATTTTATATTTTACCCCTTAAATCTGTTGCTAATTTACATCAGTAACTAACGATTTAAGGACGATTACAACTATTTACGAAACAAAAGTAAACTAATTTTTACAAATCATGCAAATTTATTTTTTGATTATAAATTTACTTGCAATTCTTCACCAATAACTGCGTAGTGAAAATTTTGTAATTCATGCAATTTATCTAAAATAATTAACATAATGCCATGTTGATTAGTACCCACAGATATATGACACTTCCCATCTAAATAAGCAAGTCTATAAGTTGGCAACCTATCATCTATCGAATGCGAACCTAATACATAATATTCGCACCCTTTAGGCTTCGTTAAATTTGTCTTAGATATTATCTCTTCGGTAAGTCGGATTGGTTTTAAATTGCTAGGGTGAGAGTGAAATGAGCCATAATAAACCCTATCACTCATTATTATATTTACTTTAGCAATAAAACTATCACTTGCGTGAATATCGCTTACATAATTCCCAATTCTTAAATCTGTTTCTCGTATCATGTTGGTTTATTTCCTTCAAAAGTAAGTACAATTAATCAAATAATCAAATAAATTCGAGTATTTAAAATAATAGAATATGAATAATACTATAAAATACGAAGGCGAAATAGATTTAATTGGTTTTAAACTACCATGTTATGTTCTTGAAGACGGCACAAGGGTATTGTCAGGGCGAGGAAGGCAGGGACCAGATTAAATCGTTATTTAAGTCAAAAATCGCTGAAAGAGTATATTTACAAGGGTAAAGAGGTGGACCACTTTGAGCCAATATTATGTTTCAAAGGTGGTTCTAAAATTAATGGATATATCGTTTTAGTTAAACTCTACATGCCCCTTTCCCATTCTGTCTAAAAATGCAGAAAAGTTCTTATTTACTTTTACTTTAACCTCGTCAAAGGTGTCAGCTTGGGCGCAAACCCCTGGAAACTGGTCTACAAAGGCAAAGTATTTCCCTTCCTTTTCATCGTTGATGATAATTCCTTTAATCTTCATGGTTTTGTTATTTTACGATTTACAGATTCCCACTAATGGTTGGTTATTTATTACCATTAGCAAAGTCAAATGTAATGCGAACATACGAAAATTTAAATAATAACTCATAATTTTTATTATTGTAATAACCAATTCTCCCAAACATCAAGAAAATTAAGTATTATAAGCATATACAACATACCCTGCTCCGTCCATGTGATGGTTATTCTTGTCTATTGGCTGGTTTGTTGGTAATCCGTCTTTATTAATCATCCATTGATAGCCAATATATTCATTCCAAGCTGAATCGCCTAAAGGAGTTTCGATTACATGAACATCATAACCCTGCATCATTTCTATCCTCGTTTCTATAAACCCTTTTCCGTTTAATCCTTTCTTCTTAACTCCAAACATGGTAAAACCCTTTTTTAATTGAGGACGTTTTTCAAATTCCATATCTTCATATTCATTCGTACTGAATCCGCTATTAAATAGCTTAATCATGTAATCTCCAATAGCACTATCACAAATTATATAGTCGTTTTCTGTAATTCCTAAATCACACAATCTTTTAGCCACTTCAAAAACTTGCAATGGTTCATAGATTAAAGGCTTTATTAACATAGTTTTCTTATTGATTTTCACTTCACCAAAGGCGCATGGGTCATTTGTTCCCCAGTCAAGATAATAGTATTTAGTATATTCAATTCTGTTATACTCTTCTTCGCTTATTCTATGCCATCCCTTGTAAATTGCACCTTTTAAACCGCTGGAACTTAACCCCAATATTTGAGTTAAATAGTAATGTTTGTCATAAAGCGGACTTGATTCATCTCCGTATGACTTATATTTTTTAATTGTCTTAGGCTGTAAATGTGGGTTATCTTCGTAGTTAGTCATTATATAAACTACCCCCTCAACATTTTTTGGCACTAATTTAAAATAACCTTCATGTTCTGTTAGTTCAACATTAAAATATCTGTTTATAAACCAATGGTCTTTACTCGGTACATTGCTATTCACCATAACAAATGAGTCTTTATTTCTTACTGAATCCGCTAAGGTGTTAAATTTATCCTCATCTGTTAAGTCCTCTATTTCCTCAATCAATGCTATATCAATATCAGAAATTGATTTTAAATGTGCGACCTTACCGACTGCACTGGCTCTAAATCCCATTGTAAATATCAAACTTCCTTCATTTGGGTCGTTAGTTTTCTTTACAATACGTTTCTTTAATATACCTTCCTGCATATCGTAAATCGAACGAATATAACCGTTACTTGCATCGTCAACCTCGCCAAACCTTTTTTTTACTTCATTAAGTATTGATTCGTCAATTTTACTTTTCTCATCACGCATTACGATAGTCCGCTTCCCTTCGCAAATTGCCTTTAATGTAATGTATTTACTTGATTCGTGCGACTTGCCACCACCACGCCCACCAATATTGATAACTAGCCATGTTTCTTTAGGCAAGTTGTATAAAACTTTAAACTTTTCGAGTGGATTTGGTCTTATCTCCAAAACTATAATTTTATAACTAACGGAACTTTGTCGCGTCCTTCTGTGTCAACCTCTGCAACTTTGTCAATAGGCTTTCCAAATCCATGTTCAAACACAAATTTAATCAATACGGGGTTGTCGCTATCTAAAAGAGATTTTAACGCCTCTTCCCTGCTTCCATATTTCATTACTAATGCGGACATAGCAAGCTCTCTAGAGTTAACCTCTTCGGCTATTGTTTTACGTCCTGCGCCTATTCTTGCACCACCTTTTGCCATTTTTTTGAATTTACTTGATTATTCAATTTT